AGAGTACCAAAATTCAACACTGTCAAGACATATCAATACGCAAGGATATGGCTTAGATGGAATAAGCAATTCAAAACAATCAGCATCACAGATGATTTTGCTTCAGTGGCAGGCAAGACCGTGATAATAGGAAATACGGCCCAAGGTATAAGCACAATCATAGCAACGCCAAACGGTGAACAATACAGTCACACAGCCATGGCAGTCAGCCTACAGACCGTGTTGAACGGTGAGAACATCGTTAGATTGGACACAGCAACATTCCTAGAATATGTTGCCGCGGGTGTACTGGCAGTGATAATAATTTTATTGGCGGGATTTGCACCCTACTGGTTAGTTGGTGCTGTACTGTTGACTGTGTGGTCAGGAACGGCCTATGGGGCATATTTCTATTTCGTCAAACACCTACAACTCTGGGACGCAAGTTGGATAATACTTGTTACCACTGTGACAGGGTTCCACGCAGTGTTCAACAGGTTCGTGAAAGAGTTCAGTTTGAAACAGCAGATCAAGAAACAGTTTGAACACTATCTTGCACCTGCCATGGTCAAGAAACTACAGAAGGATCCCAGCCTATTACGGCTTGGTGGTGAGACCAGGACAATGACTTTCATGTTCTCTGACATCAGAGGTTTCACTCCTATAAGTGAGAAGTACAAAGGCAATCCAGAAGGTTTGACAAAACTGATCAATAGATTCCTGACACGTATGACTGATATCATAATAAAGAACGGTGGCACAATTGATAAGTTCATGGGTGACTGCATAATGGCGTTCTGGAACGCACCCATCGATGACGGACAGCACGAAGAACATGCAGTTCAGGCCGCACTCGAGATGCAGGAAGAATTGAAACTGTTGAATGCGGAATTGACAGCAGAAGGGCTACCAAACATAAACATTGGAATAGGTATCAACACAGGTGAGGCGCTTGTTGGAAACATGGGTTCTGCACAGAGGTTTGATTATTCCGTTATAGGCGATGCTGTGAACCTAGCATCTAGATTAGAGAGCAGTAGCAAGACACTAGGCAAAACACTTGTGGTCGGAGAGGATACAGTAAAAGCGGCCAAGTTAAACTACAACTTTGATTATGTGGATGAGATAACCGTTAAGGGAAAAACAGAAGCGATAAAAGTCTATACTATTTCTTAACGTCGCCTGTGGAATCGAAGCTCTCAGACTTTGACTTGTATTTGGCAAGTATCTCGTCCAACTCGTTTGAACGCCCGGACTTTATGATCTCATCCTTGTATTCCAATACCATTGCGAGTTTTGTGTTTAGACGAATCATGTCATTGTCTAACATACGGATACGATCGACTAGTTTTATCAGTGTGCTTGAAGCATCTCCAAGAACGGGTTTGATCTCTTCTGTCACCCACTTCCAAATGTAGTACACGAAGTAACCCAGTCCCATCGCGGCCACGATAGGGAAACCAAAATCTTTTATCATTGTCACTATATCGTTAGTCGCGTCTAGCATCGTTCTTTCCTTCGTTCGCCGCTATCCTGTCTGCGTTGGGTCTTATCTTCAAAACATAACTCAAGAGAGCATCGATCTTGACCAGGTCATTGTTCATGGTCTGCACCCTGTTGTCCAGTGCACCGATTATGGCTTTCAGACTGTTCACAGATCCCGTCACACTTGCCAGGATGAATTTCAGTGTTATGAACACGAACGCACCCGCGGCTATGGCGCCTGCTATTGGGAAACCAACTTCTGCGATGAATGTCACGAAATCCATAATGTGCGTGTATTTACCAGAATCCAGATGTGCTAGTTTTATCATTCTGACACTATCTTAAATACTTTATGAAGTTTATTTTAGTGGTATACATGTGCATTGCGGGAGCCTGCGAGAGCGTGTACGAGCAGAAATTGTACGACACAAAAGCATTGTGCGAGGCCTCTGGTGCGGAAGTGAAGGAATACGCGATGGTCAATTTCCCACAGAGCTCAGGTGAGATATATTGTCTTACCGAGGAAGAATTCAAACAGTACCAAGACTACTACGATCAGACCCAAGAGTCTTAATTGACATTACCACATTTCCATAGTATAATTGTATATGATCCACGCAATGATAGATCTGGAGACATTATCCACTAATCCCAACGCCACCATCCTGACTGTTGGTGGTGTGAAGTTTGATCCATACACAACGGCGGAGCCCGCACAGGGCATGTACTTCCGTGTGGACGTTGACTCACAGACCGAGATAGGCAGAGATGTCATGCAGGATACTTTGGACTGGTGGGGCAGACAGGATCCCGAGATAATGGAAGAAGCACTAGGTGACAAGGACAGGATATCACTGGACTCAATGATCAAGACCATCAACAAGTGGTCTGTGGGCGTTGATGTGTTCTGGTGCCAAGGACCACTGTTCGACTACGCAATACTACAGAATTTATACACACAGTTGGGACACCCACAACCTTGGCAGTACTGGCAGATCAGAGATTCAAGAACTTTGTTTTCTCTTGTACCACGTGATCCAAACGAGAAAAGGACTGGACTGCACAACGCATTGGAAGACTGTTACTTCCAAGCAAAGAAAGTTCAAAAAGTTTACGCACAACTAGGTATCAAGAATGTCAGATATTAAATGGTACAGCATCGAAGATCTATATAACATAGAAGGTTTCAAGATACGGCACAGTAAAAATCCCAAGACCCCGTGGATAAGATTACCCTGTGTTTACAAAATTAAGATCGATAAAAAAATAGTACACGTGGGGCGATCTGACACCTGTAAGAAACATGGTGGTGCAGAGAAGGTCAGGAAGGCCCTGGTAAATTTGCTAGGGGTGAATGACTACAACAAGTCCGTGACAAAAACAAAATATTGGCAAAAAATCCAATTGCAACACAGACCAAATTCTAGTAATATAAGGATAGGAATTATAGAAACCAATGCCATCGAAAAAACCTATCTACAAGAAAGAATATGAGCCCGTTGACTGCGTAGACGAGAGCGTATGGTTCAGCAACGACACTCCGGTCATGGAGTCGGACTTCACTTTCGTTTTCAATGACCGATATCCCTGCGTGCCGGGACACAAACTTTTCATACCAAAGGAGAACAACGCACACTTCGTGGGCAGGTCCTACGGCATGGCATACGACTATGGCAATGAGAAAATCAAAGCAGGCGAGATCGATGGATTCAACGTCGGCATGAACATGGGAGTACCGGCCGGACAGACAATCATGTGGCCACACATACATTTCATACCAAGACACAAAGATGACTCCAAGGAGATCGGGGGCATGAGACACGCACACCCGGGGGCGGACCACAAGAAATACTACTGATGAGAAAACGTAAAAAAGCATCCATATTTGTTTCGCCAGATGGTGGTGAGACAGTGTATGAACAATTACCAAACGGTGACAGGATCTTGGTAGAACAATCACAGCAGGCCAAGGACGAAGAACAGGCATACGAAGAGGCCGAAATGGTAAATGCAGAAGCCATAGCACTGCGGAGGAAATACCCCACACTGCAAAAGGCCTGGGACAAATATCGCACCGTATGGCATTTAATCACAGGAAATCAGTAATATGTACAACTGTTCCTATTTTAATTTTACCAGCAATATGCAGACGCCTGTGTGCGTTTAAAGGGGTGATTAAATAGCATTATGACCAAGTATGTTAGCATAATAGGAAATGGCGAAAGTCGTAGGGGATTTGATGTCTCGCCATTGAAAATGTTCAGCACGGTTATTGGCTGTAACGCCATCTACAGGGATTTCGTCACAGAATACCTAGTGTGTGCGGATCGCCACATGTGCCAACAGGCAGTCAATGCAGTTGGAAAAGGGACCACAGTGTACACCAGAGACAACTGGGCGGACCAGTTCGCCGCATGGCCCAATGTTCGTAAATTACCAGACCTGCCCTACTCGGGAGACAAGCGACAAGACGATCCGTTCCATTGGGGCACGGGACCGCATGCGGGCAATCTCGCATTGACCTACCGACCCAAGGCCATATTCATGCTGGGTTTCGACCTGCATCCGTTGGAAGAGGACAAAATCAACAACATGTACACGGGATCAGAAGGATACACCTACATCAAGAGACCTGTTGATCCCAGTTATTGGATCTACCAATTTCACAAACTGATGGGTTACTCTGATCCAGACACAAGATGGATAGTGGTAAACCATGACCGTTGGGAGATGCCCAAGGAGTGGAGCCAACACTCTAACGTGTTCCAGGAAACCTATGAGGGCATGGCCCGATTCATCAACAAGCAGTTGACAAAAGGCAAATAGCATATAAAATTACTGTATGATTAAACCAATGGTGGACCACCTCATGGTTCAACAACAGATACGGGCACCACACAAGAAATGGAAACACATGGTGGGCGTGATGTGCCTGAACCTGACCTATCGGAAACACGTGAAGATAATCTTGCCAAAACTGTTTGCGAGGTATCCCAATCCACAAGCATACCTGAGGGGGCGACTCAAAACACAGCAGGAAATGTTGAAACCGTTGGGCATGTGGGAGGTGAGATCAAAAAGGATACGTAAGATGACGGAACAGTATCTTGAGTGGGACGGCCAAGAAGCCAGCGACCTGCATGGCATAGGCAAGTACGGATCTGACAGTTACCAGATATTCTTCCTGAACACAATACCCGCCAACGTGCAGGACAAGGAATTACGAAAATACATTGACAATCTCGTAGGATAGTTTATAATAAGGATATGTTTGAAAATATAAAAGATGGAGATCTAGTAACTCTAAAACTTGCTTCAGGAGAGGAAGTAATTGCAAAATATCTAAGCGGAGCAGACTCATACATCAGTATAGAGAAAGCACTTGTCCTAATGCAAGGCCCACAGGGATTGGCGTTTGGCACATTTTTCTCAACCGCACAACAGGACAAGCCAATCAACATCGCCAAGGACAAGATCACATCCATAGCCTACATCAACGATAAGATCAAAGAGGAATACAACAGGGTATTCAGCAAGATCGAAGTGCCCAAGAAACCAAGTATTATCACATGATGAAACATTTTGACAAACACTCCACGAGCATCAAGGCACTGGTGGATGTGTCCGAGGCCATGCTGAACGCGATGGAGAAGCACGGCATAGACCCAGAGACAGTTGCCAACAAGAACGAATTCACTGTGATGATACATTTTTTGAAAAGCATCATAGATGGAGAATTAAATATACCCAACGAACTGACAGAACGCATCAGAGATGCGGCGTTCCAGATGGATCTAGATCAGAAGGTCAACAAGAAGTTGAACTGATGATCAAGAGGACTCAAGACTTTCAACCCTCTATAAACACTCTGCAAGTCATCAACGCAAGGAGAAACGATGACTTATTATTCAACTAAAACATATGGACACAACATAGGACTGGCCTGCGTGTTCAGACAACCCAACGCAGATCATTCACACTGCCACCTACTGCATGGATACAGCCTGGCATTCAGATTCACATTTGGTTGTGACAGATTGGATGACAAGAACTGGGCTGTGGACTTTGGTGGACTGAAACCATTGAAGAAATGGCTAGAAGATCACTTCGATCACAAGACAGCGGTGGACAGGAATGATCCACACCTGGACAAACTAAAAGAACTTGAAAAACACGACCTCGCAGAGATCGTGGTGTTCGATGGGGTTGGTGCTGAGATGTTCGCCAAACACGCTTTTGACTTCGCTGACAAATTAGTCAGAGAAAAGACAAACAACAGGTGTTATGTTGTAGAAGTGGAATGCATGGAACACGGAGCCAACAGTGCCATCTACAGGAAAGACTAATCCCACGGCAAACAGGGTAGAAGTTGGACTATCAGATATTTCGTATACGATCGATGTCTACGACACAGAACTCGCAAACAAATGGCTAATAGCACTCAAAGATAACCTAACAAAGCAAAGGATATTGGAAAAAAACTTCTGCTTCCTAGGATTCGCAGATTCGAAACGTGATCTTAATTATTTGGTCAGAGAACTTAACAAGAAC